TTGTGATGTTCCGCTATTGTTTGTGATGTCAAATGTAAATACATTGGCAGTTGTAGTTGCAACTACAGCACTACTAATATTGTTCACAGTTCCAACAATCTGTGCAGGTATTGCTGTAAGCACTAATGCATTACCTGCTGCATAATACCAACCATAACTACTACCTAGTACCGGCACATTGGTATTTGTAACAACCACTGTAGCAGTATATGTAACAATACCATTTGGAATGTTTCCTCTAACCCATATTGAGTAAGTACCGTTTATAGGAACTGTAATATTTACTGTGTTAGTACCTGCTGATAATGTCCAACTACCAGTCGTTGAACCTGCACCTACTCCAGTGGCACCCGCTACCCCAGTAGCGCCTGTAGCACCCGGGCCTGTTGCGCCAGTAGAGCCATTGTGTCCAGTAGCACCAGTCGCACCTACATAACCAGTAGCACCAGTCGCACCAGTTGTACCTACATAGCCAGTTGCTCCAGTAGAGCCATTGTGTCCAGTAGCACCAGTACTGCCCGCCCCTTGTATACCTGCGATACTAGTATCAAGCCACAATATATTGTGATCCACTGGAGCAGTAGATTGAGCAACTATACCTTGATCACCTGTTGCACCTGTAGAACCAGTTGAACCACTTGGGCCTGTTGACCCTATGCCAGTAGCACCTGTTAATCCTGTGCTACCCATTGCACCAGTGCTGCCTATTGCTCCCGTTGCCCCAGTTGCACCAGTAGCGCCTGCACCGGTCGCTCCTTGGAATCCTATACCACCAGTTGCACCTTGAACACCAGTAGCACCGGTACCACCTACTAATCCAGTGGCACCACTACTACCTAATGTACCTGTAGCACCTGTGTCACCAGTACTACCTACTGCTCCAGTAGCACCAGTTGATCCTATATGACCTGTTGCACCTGTACTACCTAATGTGCCTGATGCACCAGTACTACCTATTGTACCTGTAGCACCTGTAGCACCAGTACTACCTATTGCTCCAGTAGCACCGGTTGATCCTATATGACCTGTTGCACCTGTACTACCTAATCCAGTAGCGCCTTGAAACCCTACACCACCGGTTGCGCCTTGAACACCTGATGCACCAGTACTACCTGTTAATCCTGTACTACCTGTCAATCCAGTGGCACCTGTACTACCTTGATTACCGGTCAGACCGGTAGCACCACCGGCAACCCAACTTAGATTACCACTGCCGTCTGTTTGTAAAATGTACCCAGTAAACCCGCCTGGTAAATGAAAATTACCAATATTTGATATTGTTAGCCCTGTGAGATTACCTACGCTAGTGATATTTGGTTGTGCTGATGTTGTTACAGTACCTGCTATTTGAGATACTGCCGCAGGAACAAAATTTGCGCCACCTGCCCCGGATAAAATTAAATTGCCCGTAATTTGAACATTAGCTTTTTGCGTTACTGGATCACCGGCCATATTAACTACTGGTAATAAAGTATTAGCCGCTATATTGCTACCTATATCAGGTAACTCTGTTATCTTTACTGCACTATTAGGTAACTCTGTAATTTTAGGTATTGCCATTACTTATCCTTTTATTCTTGTATTTATCAATAATGGGCATGAAAAGACCGTATGTTTAGGTCTATATTTAATGAGAATTACTTAGAAAACGGATCTTCACCTGTCAGATGTGTTTTAGCGAACATGAGTTTGAACCACGCTTGATCTCCTGGTTTGATGTTATTCTCACGCATATATTGTTGTTTTTTTTGCGCTAATTCATGTAGTGGTGTATAAGAGTATTCACCAGTAATTTGACCAGACCCACTCAATCGTTTTAATTCATCCAGTGTCATATCACGCTCAGGGAGTTTAGTGTCCTTGAGTTTAGAATAACCGTTTTGAATCTTTGCTTGTTTGAATGGGTCGAACATAAAAAAAATACTCACTTGTAGCGAGTATTTATTGCTTTACTTGATATCAAGCGGTCGCTGCTTAGTAGCAACGATACAGTAAAAATGCTCTTTTGCTTTTTTCTTTTCACCCTCTGGATCTGCATCATTAGGAAATTCAATGTCAAATTCAAAGTTTTGAAACAGATCAATGTTGAATCCAGTGCGTGTAATCAATGCTGCTAGTTGATTCTTACCTAAAATACTATAGTGATTTAGATTGAATTCATGCTGTCTTTCAGTATCGGGTGCAGGAACTTCAATGTATATCTTACCGAACTGCTTAAGTATACGATTATATTCCATCAAACTAAAGATAGGATATGGACTATGTTCTAGTGCATGACGCAAGAAGATAAAATCTACGCTTTCATCATGGTATCCATCTTTTTGTGGGATGAAACTTAAATCATACTTTTTAATAGTATGACCTTTATCTTCACAGATTTTGATATCGCTTGGACTTAATGTTACACCAGTTAAGTCAGTATAACCTCTAGACTTCATTTGATCTAAAAAGTAACCAGGGCCACAACCTAAGTCTAGTATTTTGCTATCTTTCTTTAGATTTAGTGGATCGATATATTGTTCAACCACTGATTTAGTCAATGACGAATGCATTTGACTATCGCCCTCATCGTAGATGTGAGCAGTATACAACCATTCGTTGTAGAATTTTAATTTGACTAGGTCAAGTGTTTGGTTAATATCGATTATCATTTAGATTCCTGTAATTTGATATAATTACTTATTCTAGGAATATGATGATTGATTATTTCCTTTTGTAACCTTTGAATGGTTTAACGATACTTTGTGTATTAGTATCGGGCAATTCTATACTTTCATCATCGCCATGATTCAAGTCCTCAATGTCACTACCCACCGCATCATATGCTTGTTTGAGCATTTTTGATTCTATATCAGTATATGGATGTGCTGTATTATAACGTCCGCTCCAAGTTTCTGCGTCTATCTCTAATGGAGTAGTACCATCAGCACTAGCAACAGCCATCATAATACGATTTAATTCATAGGTACGGTCATACCCGCCTGGATCACGAAACTTATGTAATCCACGCATGGCAAAAGATTGACGCTTAGTAGGGGTACCAATTGTGCGTTGTTCACTTAGAAATTCACTTGCTCTCATTTTGGATAACCTTTGAACGCTTTAACTGGACTAGTCTTATCTACACCCGGAGCTTCTTCACTTTTCTTAGTGCTGATTAATACTTTAGTACCCGGAACACCTGTTTCTCGCATAGCATATTCAATGTCTTTTTCAATATCACCATCCATGTATGAACTTACAATCATATTCTCACCCCATGGAGTTTCTTTTTCAAAATTATAAGCTGGGATACTATCTTGTTCTCTTTCTAGTTGACCACGTGCACCGGCTAATGCTACACCAAAACGATATTGCTTATAGAAATCACTGTTAGGCAATCCTGGAATAGTATAAGTACCCGGCATCGCCCTAGCAATGTCAACTGACAATGCAGCACGACTTTCCGTTACAAATTCTTTTGCTCTCATACTAGTATGTCATTCTCAGTCTCTAAAAGAATTTCATTTTCTGTCTCAATGAGTTTATTTGAAGCATTAGTTTCGAGATAATATCCGTCCACAGGAATTCCTGTCCACGTAATCTGTGCTGATATAAAATGAAGCATCGTTGTATCTATCAATGGATTAACTAAAATACAAACATTAGAATCGATTATATCCATATCATAATCAGTTAGTACGTTGCCATTGAATAATGTATTATGTCCGTTCCATTTTAATCCACTACCGTCGTTGATTACCGACACATTTAATGTGATATTCTCAGTATCAGTTGAGTTCGTATCATTAGAATTAATTTGAATAATGCCTTGAGTAAATGTTTCTACCGGCGATACAAAAATGATTTGACCTGCTGTAAGTCCGGCAGAATATGCTTTTGAAGTAAAGAATCCAGTACTGTATAATTGAGTGAAATTGTTATTGATTTTCTGAAAGGCCGTGCGTAACGGATCACCTTCGCCGTCGTTAGGTTGAGCACCTACATTGATTATTTCTTGTGTCATATCTAAATCCTAAACTATAGTGTATTTATCACTATTTTGGATTAGTTAGATTCATCCCATAATTTCTTTTGAGTAGTGTACCATTCGATCCAGCTGTCATATTTACTAGCACATTCGTGGTAAGTGCCATAGTTTTTGACTACAGTCTTAGTGAAATCTACGATTGTGACATTATCACCCTCAATAGTTTCTAGTTGCTTAGGACAACCTTTTAATAAAGTAGCAGGTGCTTCGGGGAATCTAGGTGTCAACGGTACAGGGGTAGAACATCCTGTTATCAAGAATACTAATATTATGAATATTACCAACACAAATAATTTAATTAATCTCATTTTGTCGCCTCATGCGGTATAGTCGCTGCATCATTGACTGATTTCAATATCACTTGAGGTATCGCAGGGCAATTCTCAACATACTTTATCACTTCATTGTCTTTGACTACTTCCTTGTCAATATACTTGATGATGTCCTGACCTTTAGTCTTTATGTACTCAGTCTTAGTGACTACTTTTTCTACAATTTCTACATTTTTTTCTTGACTCACCGCTTCTTTTGTCGCTAGTTTAGCTTCAACTTCTTTAACTTTCAGCTGCCAAGATTCTTCATTAGCTAGTCCGCCCTCAATATAAAGGCCGAAACTCAACAACAACAGACTGATTATCTGTATGGGAAGTTGATATGTTCTGATAAGGGGAATGAAACCTAGAACAAATCCAGCGATAGTACCTAGTATTCCTGCAATGAGGATGAGATGAGTTACAAAATCAGGAAGAAAGTGTAGTATGAACATGCATCTATTTATCCCCAGACTAATCCATTTATGTATAATACTAGCATTATTATGTTCAATACCCAGATGCTAGGTTGCTTCCATATGAAGCCTAACCACATCCATAAGAATGCAGTCATTATTCCCATGTACTTGTTCAATGGGATTATGTCATGGCTAGTCAAATATACAGTTATTAACGCGAATAATGTAGCTGACCATTTTACTACAAACTCAACGGTTATTTTTGGCATAATATTCTGAGTTTTTCAACCACTCATAATAGATTTTAAATCCTTCTTCAACATCTACCTTAGGATTAAAATTAAAGTCTTGTCTAGCTGCATCGATATTCAATGACCCTCTGCTAGGATAATCACTATTTTTAGGACATACATCTAAATGTCCGCCACCAGCTAATTCTAGTGCCATCTGTGCGGCCTTGAGCAATGTGACACTATGGCTCTTTGCGATATTGTATGTCTTATTCTCTGTATTGTCGCTTAGTGCTGCGGCAACGATACCATCAGCCGTATCATCTACATAAGTAAAGTCTAGTGTTTCGTGCGGTCCGTTAACTTGGAGCACTCCGCCGCGCATTGCTGTGAGCATGAATTTTGAGATGACTCGGTCTTCGGCGTCAAGTGGGCCATAAACAGCACTGGGGCGAATGATAGTATGGACAATATTAGTACGGCGAGTATAGTCTTTAACAAGCCATTCGCCCGCAAGTTTGAGTATTCCATATTGTCCTTGTGGTTTGCATTCATAATCTTCCTTTACATCATCATTAAAATCACCATATACCATAGAAGAACTAATATAGATGAACTTACGAACATCGTAATTATTACTGGCTTCTAATAGATTGAGTAGTCCTTCACTCATTGTACGACTACCTAATGCTGGGTTTGCGTTGACAACTTTCTGTCTAGGGAAGCTAGCCATGTGAATCACAATCTCTGGCTGTTCTATATTAAAAATGTTATCCATTTCATTAGCATCTGAAATGTCTTTATCGTACATAAAACTTAATGTGTCAGTAAAGTTACGTGACATAAATTTCTTTTCTCGCTCAGCCATCAGATGGTCAATCTCACTTTGAGGAATGATACCATAATTGGTTTTATTATCAATTATTGATGTAGTATGTCCTTGTTCTGATAAACGTTTTACTACATCGTGTCCGATAAAGCCCAGACCGCCTGTTACTAATATATTCATTGGAATTTCAATTTGAAAAAAGTGTAATCAATATCTTTTAGTTTTGCTGTTATAGTATATACATGACCGTAATTAAAAACATCAGAAGTTCTATGCCATATTGGAGTATCTACTGCGTTATCCATGACCCATTGTCCTGCTTCAGTTTTTTGCCATTCATATATTGGATGAGCAATATACAAGTCAGGGTCTTCCACATCCCCCATCGTTATCGTATGTACTATGCGCTCTACTATCTTCATACTGCCATATCAGCTTTGATAGCAGTATGGCATTGATAATCAACTAACTCAATATCATCCATTGTGAATTCTTCAATAGATTTTATACTTGTATTAAGTTTCAATACAGGTAATGATAACGGTTCACGGCTTAACTGCTCTTTAACTTGTTCAACATGATTGGTATAGATATGTGTGTCGCCAGTACTGATAACTAACTCACCTACACCTAAACCACATACTTCTGCTATCAAATGAGTGAGTAACGCATAGCTAGCAATGTTAAAAGGTAAACCAAGAAACACATCCACACTACGCTGGTACATATGGCAAGATAGTTCTTTATTCTTGTTGACATAGAATTGACATAACACATGACATGGTGGCAATGCCATTTGATCTAACTCGCCCGGGTTCCATGCAGTAAGTATATGTCTACGACCATTAGGATCTTTCTTTAGTCCTTCGATCAGATTAACTAGCTGGTCCACATATACCGGCTGTGATTCACTAGAGTTAATCCACTTAACAGTATTTGTATTCCACCGACGCCACTGTACTCCGTAGACACGACCTAAGTCGCCATCAAATTTTGCTTTAGGTTTCCAATAAGGAGCATGTGCATTTGGTGTCCATATGGTTACAGCACCTGTACCACCATATGTGATTTCTGCTAATCTACGTTCATCTCCACTACCTTCGATGAACCATAGTAATTCACCTACACACGCTTTCCAAGCAAGTTTTTTAGTAGTGACGGCTGGAAAACTCCTACGCAAATCAAAGCGAAGGTTACGTCCAAACACACTAATAGTCCCAGTGCCAGTTCTATCATCTTTTGTTTCTCCGTTATCTAATATGTCTTGCAATAACTCTAAGTACTGTTTCATAAATTACCTAGTATTTTATCCGTCTCTGGTTGTACTGCATCAGCAATGTTTTGTACATTTAGTAGAAACTCTACACCAACCACAGAGTCACCTAACTCTTGTAGTTTTCTACTTACAACTTCTTCAATTTGGTCTGCGTCCAATCCTTGACTTAAAAATTTTTCAATGTTTAATGTCTGTTGCTTTTTACCTTCTAGTTTAATTATTAATTTCTTAATGAATTGAACCGGTATCTTATTTTTCTCAACATCTTCAAGGATATGTTCCCACTTTTCGATGAATTCTGGACTCATTATGCACTAACTTTTGCTCTTGTTTTCTTTGCTTTAGGTGCAGCTTCAACAACTTGTACTGGAGCTTCAACTACAACTGCCTTCTTAGTTGCTCGTGGCTTCTTCTCCATTACAGGAGGATCCATCTCTGCTGCTTGCTTCATTAGATGTTCGCTTTCAGCCATCAACCCTTTAGCCTCTGCTGCCATTCGTGCTGCTTGTTGACGTAGATTGTTTGCTAGTGCTGTATCACCTAATGCATCATTACTACTAGCTATCAATGGTTGTGTTTCTGGAACTCTTGCATCACGGGTTTTGTTCTCACGCTGTCTACGTGCTACCTCTGCGGGTGTTTGCATTCCTCTGCTTTGGTCAATGTCAGCCATACGTTTAACAGCATCTTCTCCCTGCTTCATTTCAGTCAAAATCTTATTGAGTTCATTCAATTTGATTTTAGTTTGAGGATTTGGTGTGACAATGATATTCTCTGTGTTTACTTTCTTTAGTAATCCTTCGCGGTGCAATACTTGTAGTATAGGACGACCGTCTAGTCCCAAGGTACGGTTCAATGCATCACTTAATGATTCACTATGTTGCCCAATATCACTTTCAATACAACGGATCAATGGATCGTGTATATGCTGATTTAGTGTCTCTGTATATGTTACAAGACACATGTGAGGTTCACCTGGAATCTCACGAAAGATGATAGCAACCTTACGATCACCGTGTTTACCGACATGTTTTAAAAAACTCATAAATTATTCTCCTTGAGTACATAGATATTTAATATCTGTTATACTCAACGAAATATTTTTATGAGTACTATTGGGTTAGTGAGTCAAGCAGTTTATAATGCTCGTATGCTTGCACTACCGCAGGGGTAGTGTTGCGGCTCTTGGGTGATACTTCTGCCCAAACATCATTACTCAATTCAGGATGAATGAATTGACCGCCCAAAACTGCAAAATTACGTGGCTGATGAATCTTACCATCTTGATACAACCGTGTCGCAAGTTCTTCTACTTCATTCCATGGCTTGACTGCGAGGTCATACTCTAGTGGATTACGTGAAGAATAATTACCGTTCTCGTAATATTCTTTTACTATCACAATAAAAGCCTCGATATCTTTAGCCCTAGTGCGTGTAATAATCAGTAATACATCAGCCTCGGACACTTCGTCCAATAACAGACTACGCAAGCATCTACCCAAACTTGTTCCAATATACATCATACGATCACCTGTTGTTTCTTATCTGCTCTATCGCTATAAAATTTATGTCCGATATTACGAATACTATCAACAATCACTTGTGGACAGACTTCAAATGTTTCTCTAATATCTTCTTCGGACAATTCTGAATCAAATGCATAGATTTCATAATGACGTTGCGTATTTGCTTTAGCCCTCATTATCATCATATCTAATGGAACATGTGCTGGCTTAAGTGTTCTATCTTGTTCTTTAAGAATACGAAAGATGTTTTCTTTTTCCCATTGCTCATGTTCTTTTTCTATTTTTGTGACATTGATCAAGGCTTCAAGCCCAGTCATGTCCCACATGGCAACGAATCTAGTTGTTTTCTTCTTTGAGTAACGCATAAACTGTTTCAGCTTTTTCTACTAAATCACGCAGGCTAGGTTCTGTTTCAGATAACTTGAGTATGTCTTTCCAAGTAAACCATCTTTGAGTAACTTTTGTTAAAGGATCTTCTTGTATTAAGGTACGGGTAGACGATCCACTCTGTCGGGAGTAGATCGTCTTGCCATGATCAGGGCTTTCTAATATTGTGCCTTTGTAATCATCAATCTGTTTCATCATAAAGTGCAAAAGTACCGAACGGGGGATTCGGGTTCTTGTCACCATGAATGATCCAAGTTGTATCACAATAGTCAGGGTCGCCCCAGCTACCACAGGGATATCCATCAGTGAACACAATCAATCGCTTAGGATCAATTGCATTTTCTTTCAAGTATTCAAAGATACAATCAAAGTCAGTACCACCGCCACCTTGCGGCTCGTACTCATCAATAGTATCCATGCTATCGCTATTGAAGTCTTGCGGATTGTAAGTATTAGTATCAAAACAGAATACGTGGACCTTGTAACCATCAAACGCATCCATCATGCCACCAATCTCACCCAAGAATGCTTGTGCTTGACTATTGCTGATACTACCACTCATATCAAGTGATACAACAACATCAATCTCTTCACCGGGATTCATACCGGGCATGATAGCATCCATATGCCAACCCCTACGTGAGGGACGCATCCAAGAGTAATCTGCACGAATAGCACTAATCAAGTTAGTCTGAATCAGTTCACGCCAGGGCATAACTGGGTCAGTATGTTGTTTGATTAGTCGCTCGACACCTAAGGGCAATTGACCAGCTTCGCATGTACTTGCGGCACTGATGATTGCTTGTTTCATTTCTTGACGCAAACGCTCACGTTCTTCGGGAGACATTTTAGGACGACCCTTGCCTTTGCTTTCTTTGTCGCCTTCTTCACCTTCACCCTCACCGTTGCCTTCACCTTCATCTTCAAGGTGATCGTCAATCATCTGGTCCAGCAAACTATTGATATCAATCTGCTTGACATTTTTCATCAAGTCATCATAGATTTCCTCGCTAGGCTTGCCGTCATATTTCTTTTCGTACAAGCATGGGACACTTGTGATAAACTGACCAACGCCGTGACGTTTCAAGTCTGCATTTACTGCATAGTCATTAGCAATGTTGAACATCTGTGGGTCACGTGAACCAATACGACCCATGTGATCATACACCACATGCAATACTTCATGTCCAACTAAAAACTCAACCTCTTTGGGTTTCAATAGCATAATGAAACGGCTATTGTAATAGAATTTTTGACCATCAGTAGCCGCAGTAGAACACCACTCGTCAGCATTAGTTAGCTTGAGGCGTGTAGCAAGATTACCAAAGAATGAATGACGCAATAGCAAACCCACACGTGCCGAAATCAATCGTTCACGGGCTTGTGCATCAATCTTAGGGTCAGTAGGTCCAATAAGTTTATCAAACTTATCGCTACGCTTTTTCTTTTTTGTTGGGGCAATTACGCTACTCATATCAATCCTTTATGTAATATGCCGTAGTATAGCATATATTTTATTTAAACGCAAGAGAAAAAGAGTGAGAATGTTCACACCATTCTCACCCAAAAACTTTAGTTACCTGCGTCTACAATGTACTTGCCGTACTTCTTGTGGAACTCGTCAAAGTGTTTCAACTGACTTGGTTCGATCGGCAACTTGTAAGTCTTAAGTGCAATCTTAGCACCCATCACGACCAACTCAGTCTCAAAGTTCTTCATCATGTAGACCAAGAAATTATCAGACATTTCGTGGAACTTTTTAGTAGTCACTTTCTGATGTTCCAGTGCATCACGCAATTCATAGCACAATGAAATTGTCAATGAATACATTGCACTGATTTCCTTGACATTCAAGTCAGTAACTTTCCCTGACAAGATATCGCTAGGCTCAGGCAACTTGCCGGAAATCTTGCGGTGTGCAGAAAACTTAACAGCGAGACCTTCACCGACGCAACCTGAGATCAGATTGAACAATGTATCAGCATCAGTATCTGCCTCGTCATCCAACAAGTCACTCACAAAGCACCAGCTACGTGGGGTAGCGAATGCACGGCTTGACGATTTGCTATTGAAATCATACAAGTCCTGTTTTGCAAAACTCAGATAACCAACCACATCCTTGTGAATGCCTTTGTTGACTGCCCATGTTTGCCATGACGTAAAGTCCGAACGCATTTCCAAGTGCAAGAAACGATTAGCAAGGGGCATCGGCATGCGATAAGTAACACCTTTGTCACTATCACGATTACCAGCAGCAACGATAACAACATTGTCAGGCAGTTTGTACTTACCAACACGGCGATTCAAAATCAACTGATAGCCAGCAGCCTGTACAGCAGGCATCGCACTATTCATTTCATCCAAGAAAAGAACAACGATAGGATATTGTGATGCGAGGTCCTCGTCGGGCAAGTCGATCGGGGCAGCCCAATCCATCTTGTTGAGGTCTTTGTTGAAGTATGGGATACCGCGAATGTCAGTGGGTTCCATTTGCGCCATACGCAAGTCAATCATAAATCCACCGAGTTCAGCAGTAATGTCTGCTACAACCTCAGATTTACCGATACCGGGAGGGCCCCAGAGAAAGAGTGGACGCTTTGCTTTGAATGCTTTCAGGATAGCCTTGCGGGCTTGTACTGATGTTACTGTAAGATTGTCAGAGACTACTGATGCCATAATTAACTCCTATATGTTATTGGCTTGCTGATAAAGAAACTCTATTGTATACGAAAACCGATTTACTGTCAATTGTGTTTGATTGTTTTGGGTAATTGATTATTCTTCGAATGCACGGCGTAGAATAAGTTCTTGGCGACTGAAGGCTTCGATCTCCCAAGGTTGGTCCAAGTAAGGTGTTTTCTTACTGTACTTTTTGCCAGCCCATGTATGACCATGCTTGCCTTGTTTTAGTGTACCTTTTGCAAACTGTTTCACATGGACCAACTCATGCGCTAGGGTAAGACCAATCTGGTAGAGACTACGGTTAGGTTTGATAATCACAAGATATGCACCAGTAAAATGTGATAGGTCAAGTGTCAAGCCTTGATTGTCACCCTCGCATTCGTCATACACACGGATCAGTAATGCTTTGCGGCAACGCTCAAGGCCTAGTTGGGTAATCATTGATGGTAGTAGTGCCTCAACAAATTTTTTGTTTCGGCGACTACCCTCAACTTTGATTTCCATCATAATCATATTTATACGATCTCGCGCAAGATACGGTTGTAAACTTCTTTTTTAGCCATGTAGTAATCGTAATCACTCTCGCCAGGACGGAAGTTATTCCATTGATTCTGGCCAGCAAAATTAAGGATATCACGCTTAAGTGATTCACCAGTGTAGCTTGCAATGAAACCATGCAGGTCATAGTGAGCAATAAAACCTGAGCATAGATACAGAAAGTTGTAACCAGTCTTATTCAAGTTGTCGATGTTTTTTACTGCCTTGACCACGTTATTCACAATCAAGGTCTTTTGACGTTCAGTTAAGGGTGTCATAATTAAACCATTCCATTTTCAATCAATTGCATAGCTTCTTCCTTTGCCTCTGCCTTAGTGTTTGCACCTAAGCAAACAATCTCACCTTTGTAATGCAGGGTATAGCAATTAAGTACTGAATCGTATTCAA